CAAAACCAATTCAAATTATTTCGATTGTTGTTTTGGTATTTGGTATTTGGTTTGAAGGAGCTATCAGTAATAACAACTCGTGGTTATTAAAAGTAAAAGAGCTTGAAACTAAAGTTGCACAAGCAGAAGCAAAATCAGCCAAAGCGAATACCGTTTTAGTAGAAAAAATTCTTGAGAAAGATAAAATTATTAAGGATATTAAAAATGAAAATAAAAATGCGATTACCAAATATGTTACTGATGAGTGTAAGCTTTCTAATGCTGCTGTCATCTTGCACAACAGTTCCAGTCAAAATGAACTTCCCCCAAGCACCATCAACTCTGTTACAGGAACCTCCAAAGTTACAACCGCTGAACTCCTCGGAACAGTCAACCAAAACTACGGCACCTACTACGAAGTAGTTAATAAATTGCAAGCTTGGCAGGATTGGTATAAGCAACAAAAAGAAATATTTGAGAAGGTAAAATGAATATTCAGAATATTCACACTTTAACCTCAAATGATATAATGTATATTGTTTTAACTATAATTATTGCAGTTTGCACATTATATCTAATTCGTTTAAATAATGATAAAAAAAACGATATCTTTTTAATAGATTTAGTAACAGTTGGTGGAAAATTAAACGATAGAAAATTATCTCGTTTTGGTGCTTGGTTAGTTAGCACATGGGGATTTGTTTATCTTCTATCAAACGATAAATTAACTGAATGGTATTTTATAGGTTATATGGGTGCTTGGGTTGCAAATGCTTTAATTGGTAAAGCAATTCCCGATCCAAACAATGACGATAATATTACAAAAAAATAACCATGACAATAACACCAGAACAATTAAAATTACTAGGTATTAGTAAAAATATTAATGAGTGGTGTGAATCTTTAAATGAAATATTACCTAAATATCAAATAGACTCTCCACAGAGGATAGCTGCATTTATTGCTCAATGTTCACATGAATCAGGACATTTTTCAGCATTAGTAGAAAATTTAAATTATGGTGCAAAAGGCCTGATAATGACATGGCCAAAAAGATTTACAACACCTGAGTTAGCAAATAAATATAATAGACAACCTGAGATGATTGCCAATTTTGTTTATGCTAATAGATTAGGTAATGGTGATGAATCAAGTGGAGATGGTTGGAAGTATCGTGGAAGAGGTTTAATACAATTGACAGGCAAAGATAACTATCAAAGATTTGCCAATTCAATTGATAAGGATTTAACAGAGATTCCAGAATATTTGGAAACTTATAGGGGTGCAGTAGAAGCTGCATGTTGGTTTTGGCAAAATAATAATTTAAACACCTATGCTGATGTTGGTGACATTAAAAATATGACTAAAGTGATTAATGGTGGCTTTCTTGGACTGATAGAGAGAGAAGAAAATTATAGAAAAGCGCTGAATATTTTAGGAACATAAGATGGCACAGCAACCAGATAACGAGATGATGGACGTCAAAGTGGATGTTGGTGTTTTAAAAACTCAAGTATTGACATTATCAGCTTTGTGTAATAAAATGGATCAAGTGATAGATAAGCTGGTAGATCAACACGACCGTCATATAGCAAAGGTATACTCGGACATGGACCAGCGTAGGCTAGAAACCGAAAGCGATATTAAAGAGATTCATGGACGAATCGATACCGTTTTGGATAAAATGCAAGATTCCAATCAAAAGATTATGGATGAATTCAAATCGCTTCGGCAAGAAATATCAGACCATAATAAAGGTGAAAAAGAAGCTTTGGATAAATTGCTACAATGGAAATGGATGATTGCCGGTGGTATTATTGTTGCATCATGGTTGATTTCTAACTTAAATCTTGATATACTGTTAAGAGCAATTAAATAACCGTATTACTTTTTTGAATTGAACTATATACATCATGAGTGTTTTTATTGACAGGTCTTTCCTGTTACAAGTTTCGCCTAAATTACAAAGGTTTACCCGAAAGAAGGATGACCTTTATAATTTTCGGTGTCCGCTCTGTGGCGACTCACAGAAGAATAAAACGAAAACCCGTGGGTACATTTACCGCAAAAAGAATGACTATTTTTATATGTGTCATAATTGTGGTGTTTCCACTACTTTTTATAATTTTCTAAAACAAGTTGATCCTAACTTGATACAAGAATATGCACTTGAAAGATATAAAAACGGTGAAACAGGAAACAACAATTATCCAAAACCAGAATTTGAAGAATTTAAAACCCAAGCACCATTATTCAAAAAAGCCTTGGAACTTCCGACAATTGAATCATTACCAGAGGCGCATTTTGCTAAAAACTATGTTCAGCAAAGAAGGATTCCGGAGACCTTTTTCTCGCAATTATACTATGCGGAAGATTTTGCAACCTTCATACAAACTCTTGGGATTGAGAAAGAGGGTCTTTATAAAAATGACAAACGGCTCGTCATTCCCTTTTATGACAAAGAGAAAAACCTCGTGGCTGTGCAGGGTCGCTCGTTGGGTGAATCGAAACTCCGGTATATCACATTAAAGTTACATGGTGATAATAAAAAAGTATTTGGGCTTGACAGAATTAATGAAGATGAATTAATATATGTCGTAGAAGGTCCAATTGATTCTATGTTTTTGGAGAATTCGGTAGCAACAGCAGACTCTAACCTAGAATCAATTACCGATGTATTGGACAAGTCCAAGGTGGTGTTGGTGTTCGACAATGAGCCTCGTAACAAAGAAATAGTTAATAAAGTGGAACACGCAATAGAGAATCATTTTAATGTAGTTATTTGGCCAGAAATGATTGAAGAAAAAGATATAAATGATATGATCTTGGGTGGTTTTTCATTGGATGAAATCCAAGATATCATAAGTAAAAATACCTTCTTAAATCTGAGAGCGAAAATTGAATTCGTAAACTGGAAAAAGATTTAGTTTTTTTGTAGTATTATCAATAACAATAACAATAGCAAGGTGAACATGGAATATCTAGGTATTAATATAGATTTAGAAAGAGATGGATTATTTGATGAACTCGGAATTAAAAGACTACAAGAATCATACATGCGAGAAGAAGAAACTTCTCCGCAGCATCGATTCGCATACGTTTCAAAGACGTTTAGCTCCAATAAAGAACACGCACAGAGATTATACGAATATTCTAGTAAACATTGGCTTTCTTATTCTACTCCCATTCTTAGTTTTGGCCGTAGTAAGCGTGGGATGCCTATTTCATGTTTTCTCAACTATATTGAAGATACTGCGGAGGGATTAGTTGATAACCTCTCAGAAACAAATTGGCTCTCCATGCTCGGCGGTGGTGTGGGTATTGGCTTTGGTATTAGGGCTGCTGATGATAAGTCTACTGGCGTACTTCCGCATCTCAAAATTTATGACTCAAGTTCTCTTGCCTATCGCCAAGGTCGTACTCGCCGTGGTTCTTATGCCGCTTACCTTGATATATCTCATCCTGATATCATTCCTTTTTTAGAAATGCGGAAGCCGACAGGCGATCCAAATCAACGCTGTTTAAACTTACATCATGGTATAAACATCACCGATGATTTTATGTATCTAATTGAAAAGAGTATGTTAGAAGCTGACGCTGATGATTCATGGGAATTAAAAGATCCTCATTCAGGTGAAGTTCGTGAAGTAGTTTCTGCTAAAGAACTTTGGCAAAAAATTCTTGAACTCCGTATGATGACAGGTGAACCATATTTACATTTTATCGATACTAGTAATACTCATTTACCACAATGGTTAAAAGACAAAGGTTTAAAAATTAATCAATCAAATCTTTGTTCAGAAATTATACTACCTACAAACGAAGAAAGAACAGCAGTATGTTGTTTATCTTCACTTAACTTGGAGAACTACGATGACTGGAAAGATCATCCAACATTTTTGCGTGATGTTGCTGAAATGCTTGATAATGTGCTTCAATATTTTATCGACAATGCTCCTGATACCATTGCTCGGGCTAAATTTTCTGCGAAACAAGAGCGTAGCATTGGGATTGGGGCTCTTGGATTCCACGCATACCTCCAAAGAAACGGAATCGCATTTGAAGGAGTAATGTCAAAAGTTGCTAATAATAAAATTTTTAGAAATATTAGGGAGGGTTTAAATGAAGCAAATTTACAATTGGGTAAAGAGCGAGGTGAAGCTCCTGATGCTAGCGGTACAGGCCGCCGGTTTAGTCATGTCATGGCTATTGCTCCCAATGCTTCTTCTTCTATTATTATGGGTAATACATCTCCTAGTATAGAACCATATCGTGCAAACGCTTATCGACAAGATACTTTATCAGGATCATTCTTAAATAAAAATCGTTGGTTAGATAAAATCATCAAAGAAAAAATAAAAGATGAAAATGAATATAATGATATTTGGTCGTCTATTATTGCTAATGATGGTTCCGTACAACATTTAGATATACTTGATGAGGTACAGAAAGATGTATTTAAAACCTCAATGGAAATTGACCAACGCTGGGTAATTGATTTGGCTGCTGATAGACAACAACATATTGATCAAGCACAATCACTTAATTTATTTTTCCGTCCAGATGTGCATATTAAATACATTCATGCTATTCATTTCATGGCATGGAAAAAAGGTTTGAAAACTTTATATTATTGTCGTTCTGAAAAGATTGGTAAAGCAGATAAAGTTGCTAAAAAAGTAGAAAGAGAAGTTATCAAAGAGCTTGATATGACACAGATTGCTCAAGGTAACGATTGTATTGCCTGTGAGGGATAAATGCAACTAACTACCAATGCATCAACAAAAATAAAAGATTTAATTATTGATGAAAATGATCCAAATATTAAATGTTTAAGAATATCAGTTAAAGGTGGCGGATGTTCTGGATTTCTTTATGACTTTTCTTTTGATGAGGTGATTGAGGAAACAGATTTTGTAATTGAAGCTGATGATGTAAAATTGGTTATTGATTATATGTCTATGGAGTATTTAAAAGAAGCAACAATTGATTACATAGAACAAAATTTTGAATCTAAATTTGTAATAAAAAATCCTGGCGCCAAAGCCACTTGTGGTTGCGGTTCTTCCTTTAGTGCCTAATTTATAAGAGAATGATGAATGATTAAGAAACACGAAACAGATATTACCCAAGAAAGAACCTACTTTAAACCTTTTAACTATCCTTGGGCTTATGATGCTTGGTTGAAACACGAACAGTCGCATTGGTTGCATACGGAAGTTCCAATGTTGGAAGATGTAAAAGATTGGAAGAAGAAACTAACAAATGAAGAAAAACAATTTCTCACTCATATTTTTCGTTTTTTTACTCAAGGTGATATTGATGTTGCCGGTGGTTATGTTCGTAATTATTTGCCTTATTTTAGCCAACCTGAAGTAAGAATGATGCTCATGGGCTTTGCTGCTCGTGAAGCTCTCCATGTTGCAGCATATTCACATTTAATTGAAACCTTGGGATTACCAGACACAACATATAATGAATTTATGGAATATGCTGAAATGAAAGAGAAGCATGACTATATTATGGACATTTCGGCTAAAAATACAACAAAAGAAAATACAGCAACACATATTGCCGTATTCTCTGCATTTACCGAAGGTATGCAATTATTCTCATCGTTCATTATGTTATTAAATTTTCCACGACATGGCAAAATGAAAGGTATGGGACAAATTGTAACATGGTCGATTGTTGATGAAACTCAACATTGCGAATCAATGATCAAATTGTTTAGAACATATATAGAAGAAAATCGTGAAATCTGGAATGATGAACTAAAAGGTAAGATTTATACGATTGCTGAAAAGATGGTTGTATTGGAAGATAAATTTATTGATTTGGCCTTTAAGATGGGTCAAATGGAAGATTTAACAGCTGAAGATGTAAAAAAGTATATTCGTTATATTTGTGACCGCCGTTTGATTTCTCTTGGACTCAAAGGTGTGTTTAAAGTGAAAAGAAATCCTTTACCTTGGGTAGAGGAAATGATCAACGCACCAACACACACGAATTTCTTTGAGAATCGTGCCACCGATTATGCTAAAGGTTCTTTATCAGGTAATTGGGGAGATGTTTGGGCTAATTAAGGAATCAAATGACACAAAAACAATTATCAGGAGAATGTTTAAGTTGTGAATCAACTTATAGCATATCATTTATGGAAGAAATGGTTTCACAAGATTTACCCGAGTATTGCCCATTCTGCGGCGAAATCATCGAAGAATTATCCGAGGACTATATAGAGGATGATGACGATGAATTGGACAATGAGGAATGGGAATAACTTGGCAGTATCAAGATAAAGATTTTACGGAAGACTTGATTGGTGATAACTACGGGTTCGTGTATCAGATTAAAAACCTGACGAATGGTAAAAAATACATAGGCAAGAAATTTTTCTATTCTGCCAAAACCAAACAAGTTAAAGGTAAAAAGAAGAAGATCAAAGTCCAATCAGATTGGCAAACTTACTATGGAAGTAGTGACACATTGAAGCAAGATGTGTTATCATTAGGTCATGAGAACTTTTCTCGTGAAATATTGCATTTATGTAAATCAAAAGGTGAATGTGGTTATCTCGAAGCAAAAGAGCAATTTGTTCGTGGAGTTATGGAATCAGATGATTATTATAACACATGGATAATGGTAAGAGTTCGTAAATCACACATTAAAGGATTACAATGTTAGACTTCCTAAAAACATTAAAAAACGAAGATCATGATGCAATATTCTTTTTGCCTGGTCCTAAAGAAGATAGCCTTCATATCGAAAGTGCTGTTTATAAAAATCCTGGTGAAAAACTAGGTGGTTCACCAATGGGAGATTCATATCATGTTATTTTATTTAAAGAAGATAGTAAAAACGGCAACGAAGTTAAAATCTACGATATTGATAAATTTGAAGCAATTTTGGCAGAACCATTGGAATATATTTCCACATTAATACCACAAGATTGGTTTGGTATAATTGCTCGTAGAACTACCACATCAGAAGCTTTCATTGAAAAAACATTTGCCAAACTCACAGAGGTATGATACAATAGGTTTTATTGGAAACTATTGAAAGTTTATTATGATTCTCGTTGATTTAAATCAAGTATTATTAGCAGGTCTCATGGCGCAAATTGCCAATCACAAAGGCAAATTGGATGAAAGCCTAATTCGTCATATGGTTTTGAATATCATTCGTAACCATGTTAAAAATTTCAAATCAGAATATGGTGAAGTTATACTATGTTGTGATAATCGAAAATATTGGCGCAAAGAGTTTTTCCCATTCTATAAAGCTAGCCGTAAGAAAAATCGTGAGAAATCCGATTTAGATTGGCACCTCATTTTTGATATGCTTGCCAAATTCAAACAAGAACTCAAAGAAAATTTCCCATATAAAGTGATTGATGTTGAAGGTGCTGAAGCTGATGATATTATTGGAACATTAGTACCAATTTACTCAGCACACCAAAAGATATTGATTTTATCAAGTGATGGTGATTTTCTCCAATTACAACAATATGGTAGTAATGTAAAACAATATAACCCGTCACAAAAGAAGTTTATAAAGTCGGAGAAACCACTCCTAGAACTCAAGGAGAAGATTATTCGTGGAGATAAGGGTGACGGTATACCTAACATGTTTTCGCCTTCCGATTGTTTTGTCCGTGACCTCCGTCAAAAGCCTATCACTCAAAAAACATTAGAAAAATATCTTAATGAGGATGTTAAAAAATTCTCATATGATGAAACTGTTAATTTTGGTAGAAACCAGACACTCATTGATTTGACTTTCATTCCTCAAGATATAAAAGAGAAGATTATAAATACCTATGATGAAATAAAACCTGCTAAAGGTAAATTGTTGAATTATTTTATTGAACACAAACTGAAAAACTTAATGGAAGTAATAGAGGAATTTTGATGAAAAACATTTATGAAGTATTGGATGAATTTGAAATAGCAGATTCAAAAAAAGAAAAAATGAAAGTGATAGAAAAAAATCTATCAAAAACATTGGTTCAAGTATTTGAGTTAGCTTATCATCCACAATATCAATGGTTAATAAGTGAAATGCCAGAAAATTATAAAATTCCAACTGATATGTTACCTGGACTTTCTCCACAAACATTATCAACACAATTAAGAAAATTGTATTTGTTTCAAAAAGGTAATCCTTCAGCTGAAACTTTAACTGAACAAAAAAGACAACAGATATTATTACAATTATTAGAATCACTTGAACCTCGTGAAGCCGAAGTCATTATTGGTATTTTCAATAAAGATTTGGGTGTGAAAGGATTAAATTATAAATTTATTAAAGAGGCCTTTCCACAACTTCTACCATAAATGATAGAAAAAGAGAAAATAGTAGTAACAACCGGAACTTATGATCCTTTATCAATTGATGAGTTAAATTTCCTTAAAAAATGCAAATCAAAAGGAGATTGGTTAATTGTCGGCGTTCATTCTGATTGGTGGATGTTATGGGCTTTAGGTGGTTATGTTCAAGATTATCCTTCACGCAGAGAAATACTTAAAAGTTTAAAATTTGTTGATGAAATATTTTCGTTCAATGATTCTGATGGTACAGTCTGTCAACTTCTCAAGCTTATCAAAATTTGTTATCCCAATGCGGACATCACATATATTTCACAACAAGATATGCACAATATGCCAGAAACAAAAATTAAAGGTATTACATTTGAAACAATGAAATGAAGGAGGAGAAGTGTCTAAATTTGTAGGAAAGTTCAGAAAGAACCAAGATTATAATGATGATAGAAGTTATGTTTATAGTAAGAATAGAAATGAACATGCCGAAATCAAAAAA